AATACTATACAACCATTATCTTTGGTGTTTGAAAGAGGGTAGGAATATAGATTGGTTTTACGAAGTAAATACAAAAGAAGAAGAACAAGCGAGAGAGCAGAAAGGATGATATGGAAAAAGATAAAATAAACAAGAAATACATTGAAAAATTAGCTCTTCAAGAAATTGAGTCTTTTAGAGAAAATAGAAATACGCCAAAAATTAGTAATAGTTGGCTATGTAACCAAATTGGTTACATAAACGCTTTATTATTTATTATCGATAGACACAAACTAATAGAGTTATTTGATGATGAATTTGCTAAAATTAGAGATTAATGAGAACATATAAATTCACAGGCGACAGTAAAGAGTTCGAGGTACA